ATTTTGTGGTGACAATTTCTACATAATACCAGTGTTTTTCGCCTTTTGGCTATCATTGCACGCTCCCAGTCGTTTTTACCTTTCAGGTCTTTCACTTTATGAACGTGATGAATTTCATAGTATTCTGCATTTGTGTCCCCACACAGTTCGCAAACCTTTGCTTTTAAGCGTTCTTCAAGTGTATTTCTTGAATAGCCATATATTACGGCTGCGTTTGAGATATTGTCCGTACCATCTTTTGAGTCTTTGCAATCAGAGTATTTAGCAAAATAACAGCGTTTTTTACCGCTTTTAGTTTCGTATGGGATTCCCCATCTGCCTTTTCCGTCTTTAAATTTTGCTATTATCTTGGAAATCTTGGTATTATGCTTTGCCGCCAGTGTTTTCAGGCAGCTATATTCCATTAAATAAGCAAAATAACACAATTGGCAGTAGTTACTTGCTAAATTATAATAATTACAGATTCCTCTCAGCTCTGAATTGTAGGTTGATAGGATTTCAAGGTCTGACATGTGTATCATATAACTGCGGTGAGCAGGAAACAGAGTGCCGTCCTTTTTTTGAAAGATAACACCTTTATCAAACATGAAACGATTGATTTTTTCCTTTAACGGAATTAAAAGTTCAACCTTATTGTTCAGTGTTCTCAATGAGATGCCGCCGCTTTTGCTTTTAATCTGGGAATTTCTTCTTACACTAATGTCATAGCCTAAAAATCTTGCGTGACTGCTGCTGTGAGTAATCAGCGTTTTTTCATCACTGAGCTGCATTTTAAGCACCTCGCTGATGAATTGTGACAGCTTCTTTTTTATTTCCGTGCATTCTTCACGGCTTCCATTTACTGATAGAATAAAATCATCAGCATAACGAATATATTGAATTTTTTTGTCTGTCTGTGATTTGCACGGGGTTTTAAGCTGAACACTGCGGACTGTTTTCAGATTTTTAATCAGCTGTTTTTTCAGCTGATAATCCTGTGGGTCGCACTCTCTGATTGCTTTTCGTGCTTTTTCTGTCTGATATTTTGCTTTTTGGTATTCGGGAGTATACTTTTCTTTGCTTGGTTTATCAAATTCCTCTTTTAGATTTTCTACAAACTTATCCAGTTCATGCAGATAGATATTTGCCAATATGGGAGAAATGATTCCTCCCTGCGGTGTACCGCTGTATGTCCTGTGATATGTCCAGTCTTCAAGATAGCCCGCTTTCAGAAATTGTTGAATAAGCTGTATTAATCTTGCGTCTTTGATTTTTTTGTTCAGTATTCCTATCAGTACATCATGGTTGATATTGTCAAAACAGCCCTTGATGTCTCCCTCTATGAACCATTTTGCACCTGTGAATTTCATACGCAGACTTTTTAAAGCAGTATGACAGCTCCTGTTTGGTCTGAAACCATGAGAACATTCATGAAATATAGGCTCATATACTGCTTCTAAAATCATGCGTACGACTTCCTGTACAAGTTTGTCTGTAAAAGTTGGAATACCGAGCGGACGCATTTTATCAGAATTCTTTTTTGGTATATATGTGCGTCTTACGGGTGTCGGGTTAAATTTGCCGTTTTTCAGCTGTTCTGTGATTTTCTGTATTTTTCTTTCACTAAAGCCATCGGCAGTGTCATCATTTACACCTTTTGTTGATGCACCGTTATTTGCATACAGATTTCTGTATGCTTCATACCATATATCCTCCCGCAATAAATATCTGAACAGACGTGTAAACACTTCATCTTTATTGTTCAATGAGTTTTTGCTTATTCTCGTCAAAATTTCGGTTGTTGGTTGCATTTCAGCCATTGAGGTTTTCCTCCCTAACTTTCTTCATTTTTGACCATAACAACTGTTTCCCTTCGCCATGCAGACGGCGTTACCGTCCTCGGACTACTATGGAAACTCCGTACCCTTGGGTCATATTCAGATTCTTAAATCATAGCTTTTCAGCATTGACCTTTAGGGTATCCTCGGTTAGTGTAAATAACTGGTTGCAGATTGTCGGATATGCTTTCGTTTCGTTTGCACAAGTTCTCTTGCACGTCATATGAATATTGAGGCAATAATTTATTGGCGATGATAATAAATCGCATTCATATTTAAGGTATCAGGCAAATTTCCTTAACCATTGGCTAACTGGGACTTGAAACTCACATTCAACAAATACAGTTTTATCCTCTTATCTGCTTAGCGTTGCGGTTCAGTCGTTCTTGATTGCCTTTAAGAAACTTACCGCTTTTCCAACGTGCTATGTTCCCGTATCAGCTTTCGCCTTTCGGTTAGTTGGGTCGCTTACAGAATTGCCTATTCTGTGTGTTACCAATTTCACATTTACTTACACCCTATCCGAGCGCACATCACCGAACCAGCTTTCTTCAGAGATAGGACCGTTAAAAATCAGCTCTGTTTCGTTGGTTTCTTCGTTTTTTACCCAGTTCCAGAATTTTTTGCTCATTCTGAATCAGCCTCCTTTTGATAATTCACGCCGATGTAGTCAAGGACTTTTCCCAAGCCTAAGCCGTTTTTATCAGGCTGCCAGATGCCGTCCACTTCTGCACCGCCGTGAATACAATAATCATAAATTTTCGGGTGTGTTTCTGCCAATTTTTGAAATCTGTTAGGAGATTTCTCCAAATGACAGCCGAACATACAGAACATACAGCCCGTCCGCTGTGCGCCTGTGGCGTAGTATTTTCCGTTCCCGTCCTGCAAAATATCGCCGTATACCGAAGCATACGGTACTTTGTATTTCACCAGATATTCAAGAACGTCCTGTTCCGTCCAGAAAGACATGGGCTGAGAGCGTGGACGTTTGGAATCAAACGCATTGCAGCCGTGAATCAGCCAGTGTTCCTTGCGAAGTCTGGATTCGCTTGCCATTGTTGCTACAATTGGTACTCGACCAGTTTCTTTTTCATACTGTTTCAGCGGATTTTTCTTCATGACCGTGCAGCATTCAGAAGAACACCGGAACGGAGCATCTAACAGAAACTTCCATTTTTCGCAGTTAAACTGACTTTTGTTGCCGTTCTTATCGACTGCCATTCCGCAGAGTTTCAGATAATCGCCATGTGTCGATTCTCTGCCCTCAGCGACAGCTTTTCGGGCATACTGCACACGCCTGCTGACTTCCTTGGAAACAACAGGATAGCCATATTTTTCGATGACCTGCCGAAAATTCATCTTCGGACGCAGAATTGTGACATTGCCGAAACTTCGCACAAAATCCCTGATTTCAGGATACTCAAGCCCAGTATCCACAAATACAGCAGGAATGCCGGAAAGATAAGGAATACTGCGGATAATATGCAAAAGACAAGTTGAATCCTTTCCCCCTGAGTAGCTCAGATAGGTGTCACCGTCATAATGATTGTACCAGTCGAGAAGTCTTCGCTGTGTCATGATAATTTTGATGTCCAGCGGAAGCGACTGCATTTGATACAAGTCACTGATTTGATGTTTCATTGCCTTCACCCCCCATTCTTGTCGGAGTATGCGATACCAGCATTTTCCAATTTTGTAAACGAACCATTGCAAAGATACAAATTACCACCCAATTCATCAGGAATAATATTCATGTCTTCCAGTTCACGAATGTCGTTTGCCGACATCCAGCCGTTTTGACGGGCTGTTGCATAGCCCTGCATTCTGCTTGCGTAGTCGCCACGAAGAAGACCATCAACATTGAATTTGACGAAATACTGACCTTTTTCAGAATCGGAAAGCAGTGCTTTCTGCATACCCTGTTCCCAGCGGACAATCCACGGGTCAAGCGTGTATTTGACAAAATCAAGCGATAAATGCTCTACGTTGCTGAACGTGGCGTGTTCGAGGTCGCCAATCATGTGCAGAGGCACTCTGTACAGCCTTGCGATTTCTTCAATATGAAACTTTCTTGTTTCCAAGAATTGAGCTTCATTGTTGGGAATTGAAATCGGCGTAAATTTCATGTTTTCTTCGAGAACAGCGATTTTGTGAGCGTTTCCGGAACCGTAAGCCCTGTGCCATGCGTTTCTTACACGTTCAGGGTCTTTGATAACTCCCGGATGTTCCAGCACGCCGGACGGACTTGCACCGTTTGCGAAAAACGATGCGCCGTACTCGTCACAGGCGACAGCCAAGCCGATAGCGTTTTTTGCCATAGCGATAGGCGAATATCCCACAAGTCCGTCAAATCCAAGCCCCGGAATGTGCAGAACCTGTTCCGCAGGAAGAATAATTTCTCCCTGTTCCTTGATGTTGGGATTTGCTTCATCGTATCGGCTGTATTTGTAAATGAGTCTGTTCTGTTCATTACGGTCAACACGGATTTTATCGGGCATCAGTGGATACAGTCCGAGGACTTCACCTCTGCCATTTCGGATAATCTGTGCAAATGCGTTCCCATAAATTAACAAATGGCTCATTAGCGTTTCACGAAAAATGAAGCTTGTCATTTCGGGATTCGGCTGGTCGTGAAGCAAAAAATAAAGCGGATGCTCCGGCACTCGCTCTTTTCCCTTATCGGTGTATTTGTATAAATGCAGTGGCAGTTGTGCAATTGCTTCTGAAAGCACACGCACACACGCATACACGGCAATCTGCTGTAATGCCGTGCGGTCGTTGACCCGTTTTCCTGCGTGAGTCCGTCCGAAAAAATATGTGTAGGACGGACTATCATAACTGTTCTTTGGTTTGTCACGGGATTTGAATAATCCTGAAAAAAGTCCCATCAAAATCACCTCTATTATAAATGTATATATGAGAACAGCTCCCCCTTGCGGAAGAGCCGGAATTGTTATTTTTAATCATTGGAAGATGATTCACTGAGCCATGCGGAGATACAGTTTTCACAGTTCTTTTCTGCCGTGCGACAGCGGTATGCAGGGGAAACAGGCGAATCCACCAAATCCATGATGCAGTGACCGCAGACAGTTTTCAACTTTTCGTTCAGCGGAAAAATAAAATCACCTATTGTTTCCATAAAAATTTCTTTCAGTTGTGAACGGCTGACCTTGACAGTTACATTGTAGCAGTCTTTAGAAATAAGAATGTCCTGCTGACCGTCACGGAAGCCCTTTTCATACACTTTCTGCATGATGCTGTCGCCCCAGCCGATTTCATATTTTGACTGGCATTTTTTGCAGACCTGCATTCCCTCCGGAATGCTGTCTCCACAGCAAACACAAAGATTTTCATTCCGCATTGACTTTTTCCTCCATAAAATTGTACAGCGTTGCACCGTCCGTGATTGTTGCAAGTGTCTGGAACTGGTTCAAATCATTCAGAATCATCAGTGTGACATGAGCCGAGGAATCCAGTTCATTGGCAGCTTTTTTCAGGTCGGTGCAGTAATTTTCAAATAATTTTATCATAGCATTCCATTTTTTAATGCCACGAATGACCGCACCTGCTGAAACACCGTCCTTCCAAATCTGGATTCTGTAATTATTGGAAGCCGAATTGTAAGCAACAAGGACATTTTCGGTTATCTGTTCCTTCACGGTAATTTCGAGAGCCTTTCCGATAATTTCCGGACTGAAATTTTTCATTTTCTCAACTCCTACAATAAAATTAAATCTCTGGTATCGTATACACTTTCATCGGACTGCGAACCGCACCGAATAGCCCTGTCCAGAGCCATAATCGTAGCAACAGCACCGTCAATTTTCTCCGTGGATTTTTCCTTGTCGGGCTTGATGTTTCCGGCAGGGTCAGTTCTGACGAAAATATTGTCCATGTTCCAGCGGAGAATAGGGTGTCCGTTGTGGGCGAGTTTCTGTTCAAGCGTGAGCTTCATCAGCTCCTTACTCGGCGGCGATAAATCTTTATAGCCTTGTCCAAATTGTACCATTGTAAAGCCCAGTCCTTCGAGGTTTTGCGACATCTGCACAGCCCCCCAGCGGTCAAAGGCGATTTCCTTGATATGAAATCTTTTTCCCAGTTCATCAATAAAATTTTCGATAAATCCATAATGCACAACATTGCCCTCTGTGACATTCAGAAAATGTCCCTTGCTCCAGAGGTCATAAGGCACATGGTCACGGCGAACCCTCAAATCAAGCGTTTCCTCCGGAAGCCAGAAATACGGCAGAAGATAATATCTGTCATCTTCCGGAATTGGCGGAAAGACCAGAACAAATGATGTAATATCAGTGGTTGACGAAAGGTCAAGACCGCCGTAGCAGATTCTGCCTTCCAGAAAAGATTCATCAAAATTGACCTTGCAGGCATCCCATTTGTGCATCGGCATCCAGCGGACAGTCTGTTTTACCCACTGCGACAGCCTGAGCTGACGGAATGTATTTTCTTCTGCCGGATTCTGTTTTGCAGATTCACAAGCCGCCTGCACCTTGTCGATACCGATAGTTTCCCCAAGTGAGGGATTTGCTTTTTCCCAGACTTTCGGGTCTGTCCAGTCATCATCAGGGTCAGCACCATAAATGACCGGATAAAAAGTCGGGTCATTTTTTCTGCCCTCAATAATATCCTTTGCCTTGCTGTGAACTTCGTAGCAGATGGAATGTGTATCCGTTCCGGCAGTTGTGATTTCAAAAAACAGTGGCTGCATTCTGGCATCGCCCGTGCCTTTGGTCAGAACATCATACAGCTTTCTGTCCGGCAGGGCATGGATTTCATCAATTACCACACCATGAATATTGAAACCGTGCTTGCTGTATGCTTCTGATGACAGCACCTGATAAAAAGAATTTGTCGGAAGATAAATAATTCTTTTCTGCGAAGTCAGTATTTTCGTTCTTCTTGCCAGAGCCGGACACATCCGTACCATGTCAGCGGCAACATCAAAAACGATGGAAGCCTGCTGCCGGTCGGAAGCAGCTCCATAAATTTCGGCTCTTTGTTCACCATCACCGCAGGTCAGGAGCAGGGCGACAGCAGCAGCAAGCTCGGATTTGCCATTTTTCTTCCCCAGCTCAATGAAGGCGGTATTGAACTGCCTGTATCCATTCGGCTTGATAATGCCGAAAAGGTCACGGATAATGCGTTCCTGCCAGTCCATCAGTTCAAACGGCTTTCCAGCCCAGATTCCCTTGGTATGACAAAGACTCTGAATGAAACTCACAGCAAAATCAGCCCGTTCTTTATCATAATACGATGTAGGGAGCATGAATTTTGTGGGCTTGTAATTTTTTAATTTTTTCATATCTGTCACCCCAACGAAAAACAACCCTCCGAAGAGAGCCGTTTCATATGATAAACAGAAGAGGGCTTTGTACCGCCCTCTCTCGTTTTTAATTGTATTCCTGCATCAGGATTGCAAGTGCCATTTCAGCCTCTTCAGTCTTTGGAGGAACATCCAGCCCTCTGTCAAAATTGTACACAATTTCGCCGTTCTGCCTGAGTGTTGCCTTGCTGATTCTGCCGTTTTCGATGCCGTATTTGCTCGGCTCATCGCAGGCTTTCACCCAGTAGTGAATTACTGTGTAGCCGCCTTCCTTTTTTGGTACTCCAACCGTACCCTCATGCCATAAATCTTTGTTCATACTTGTTTTCCTCCATGTTTCTTGATTTTCGGCTCGGTTTCCCGTTCCGTTGATACAAGTATAACTCTAAATGCAGAAAATAGCAAGTGTGAATCATTCCAGACTTTCTGGCAATATTTCGGGCAGTATTGTGTAGATTATGCTTTGCCGTAAAACGGCTCACATTGGCTTGTGTCAGGCTTTTTCCCAAAAGGGACAGCTTCCGCATGGCACGGAGAAAGCCTCACACGAGCGAACGTGATGCAAATGTGCGCCGTCATCTTCAGCAGTTATTCATTTACAATCGTCATTCCGACAAGCCTGTTCACATCGGCAGCCGAAATTACAATGAACCGTCCACGCTTTGTAAGCGGCAAAGCTCCCCGCTCATAATAAATCTGACTCCCGTATACACGCTGCTGT